GAATGAAATTAAGTGCAATTTCATTTATTTTTTATCTTAGTATATATCAATGGACAAATATTTTGTAATTAATAATAATGCTAGAAATAACGCCGATGATTGCTATATCGAATATATAAATAAATCAAATGATACTGTTTATAAACATATGTATCAACCCAATATAATGAATAAAAAAAATATAGATCATAGTCATTTACGTATTCATGGATTAAATAATCAAAATGATTTTGATAAGCATGGTAAACTTATTGATGTTTCTACACGTCTCCGAAATAGTAATGAAAATACACGTCAGTCTAAAAAAGAGCTCGATACCCGAGTTTTTCCTGGATCACCATACATGGGTCGTGGTCAAGGAATACTTGAACACACTGATATTAATTCTCGATTGAATTTTGGAGAAGATACGCGCACAAGTAAATCGAATAATATTACTTCTTCTTATAGCGCCAATAATTTTATTCCATTGGTTCCACAAATTGCCGAAAATATTCAGAATCCTGAACACATTATTCCTACCTATTGGGTTCGTGGTGGAATGAGTACTCGTACTGTATTAAATAATATTGATTATCTAAAATCATGTGGTTTTCGTAAATAAATGTATAATTCATGTAAAATACTCCCATTACTTTCTTTTTTACTTTTTCATTATAAAATTTATTTTCAATCAATTTTATGTAAATTTTATAGAAATAATAATTAGTATTTATAGTGATTGAACAGAAGTATGATATCTGGACTTATTGCAAAAATTATTTCAGAATGTACGCTTTCTTCTTATCCTGTTTTTATTAAGAAAATTAATATTCCTTTTTTAAAAAAAGTACTCTATAGGTTATTTGGCTTTACATTCATTAGTCTTTTCTTTTGTGATTGGTCAATTTTAAAGAAATATTTATTTAACTATCAAGGAATTCTTCTAAGCTTAATCACATTTATTCACATTGTCTCTAGTTTCCGGGGTTTCGAATTATTACGCGGTGGTGTTGCAAGTAGTATTTTATATATTTATCCACTGATTATTTTATATGTAAATAATGAAAGACCATGGCTAGTTTATTTTTTTATATTAGCGGGACTTTTCTTGCTTGCATATGGAAGTTATCATTATCAAATGGAAGTTAATGACCAAAATTCAGAAAAAGAGACATTTGGTTTATTTGGTAAAAATATAGTTTTAGAAAGATTTGTGAAAGGCTTTGGATACATGATTGTTTCCGCAGTCACAGAAGCGATGATTTATTTTAGTGTATTGGAAATTAAAACTTCAAATAATTGGAATCATTTATTTATTTCCTACTTCTTTGGATTTGTAGTTTTATTAGTATATTATTTATTTTCATGGAATACGATTGATAATAAAGATGGACAAAAAATAGACAAAGAAAATAGTAAAAAAGAAAATAATATAGAAAGTAAAAACCATGATAATAATGAACATGAAAATGTGGAAAAAAAGAAAAATAATTTGATTCTAGGTATCGATAAAACTCATTTATTTGCATTTGGATTTAATATTTTAGCCGCATTATTAGGATATTATTTGCGATTTTATTCCATGGATAAATTAAATTATAAGTTATATTCAATCTTATCTTACATAGGTGTTTTTGTGACGTATATTTACGGTTATATATTTGCTCAAGAAAAAATTACCTTATTAAGTATATTGGGAAGCCTAATTATTATATTATCGAATATTTATTTACTTTACAATTAATTTTTATTTAGTTGTCAATTAAAACAAGTCACTACAGTCGGTAGTATATTTTTTCTCTTCTTTTTCATGATAAATATATTGTATTTTTGATGAAGTGGCTTCGTTCATATTGAATGAATATTTTTCATGTAATTTTTTCGTTTTACTTTTATTAACTACCTTATTTTTATATTTAGAAGTACAATATTGTCTATTAGATTTTATTTTTATTTTATTATCATTCATATTGTAAGCTATTTAATTATACTAATAAAAAGTAGTATAATTATTTTATATATATAAATAATAAAAATTATTTTATTACATTATATTTCTTATTGTTGATCTTTTAAACGAAAAACTTCAATTCTGCGGCTAGAAGGTTCTCCAAATATTTCTCCACTGTTATCATAAGTGATAATAGCAATTTCGGAATCTTGAAATACCCCTCTTCCACCAGTGACTGTAAATATATTTTCATTAACAGTTGTATCAAAACCACTTCCTTTATCATAATATACGGAACTTGCTTCTACTGATCCATTTGGTACATTAATAATTAAAGTTTCTTTATAAGAAGGGAAAGTAATAGCAGAATTTTCGTTATTTACAGGAGTTCTTACACCTTGATAAGAGATTGTCCAATCATTCCCTAAAGGACCAAAGCCTAATGGGTTATATGGACTTGATGTTAATGATAATATACTATCAGTTGCTTCACTATTAGCAGGAACTGTTTTATAATCTACATTTTGAAAAGTTAATTTTCCATCTGTTCTGATAGCATACCATAGAGTTGCTACTAATTCATAATCTTCTGGTTTGTGGTTAGGCATTTGTGTTTATATTATATCCCTATATATATTTATGGTATTTCTAGAATTTTAAATTATACATCTTTTTAATAAATACACTATTATTCTAAATGAAATATTTTTTTTCTATTTTATTTTAGAAATTATAGAACTAATTGAAGGAATTATTATTAGATTTTATTTTTATTTTATTATCAATCATAATTGTAAATTATTTAATTATACTAATGAAAAGTAGTATAATTATTTTATATATAAATAATAAAAATTATTTTATTACATTATATTTCTTATTGTTGATCTTTTAAACGGAAAACTTCAATTCTACGACTAGAAGGTTCTCCAAATTTTTCTCCACTGTTATCATAAGAGATAATAGCAATTTCAGCATCTTGGAATACCCCACTTCCACCAGTGATTGTAAATACATTTTCATCAACGGTTGTGTCAGTACCACTTCCTTTATCATAATATACAGCACCTCCTTCAATAGAACCGGCTGGTACATTAATAATAAAAGTTTCTTTAAATGAAGGGAAAGTAATTGCGGAATTTTCATTATTTACAGAAGTTCTTACACCTTTGTAAGAAATAGTATAATCATTTCCTAAAGGGCCAAAACCTAATGGGTTTGATGGATTTGAATATAATGATCGAATATTATCATAAGCATCACTATTTACTGGAACAGTATCAAATAATACTGCTTGACTATTTGGTTTTCCATCTTGTCTGGTAGCATACCATAGAGTTGTTACTAATTCATAATCTTCTGGTTTGTGGTTAGGCATTTGTGTTTATAATATATCTCTATATATTTTTTTGGGATTTCTAGAATTTTAAATAATATGTCTATTTTAATAAACGCACTGACACGTTAAATAAAAAATCTTTTTTTCTATTTTATCTTAGAATTATGGAACTATTTGAAGAAAATGGTTATTTATTTTTAAAAAAAGTATATTCTTCTGAATTAATTACCCATTATATAGAATTAATTCATCAATTATGGACATCCCAAAATATAGAATCTCATATTTATAAAAAATATGATGTTGAAAATGAATTTTTAATTGTAAATAATACTTATTCAAAATTAAATAATTATATCAAACAACAACATTATTATTTACCAGTTGTAGATAATCGATATGGACATAATCGCAGTACAGATGCGGGTATGTATGATATTTTTAATATTCAAAAATTAATTCCAGAAACATTCGAATATTTTGAAGTCGATGTGATGAATTCTATAATAGAAAAAATTACCAAGAAAAAATGGAAATTTCATCGAGTAAATCTTCAAATTTTAAGAAATGTTGGTCATCCACAACCTTTTCATTATGATACTCATGAAAAAAATATAAAATTTACATTATATTTATCGGAAATTGATGAAGATTCAAAAGGAGCACCTGTATTTATTGAAAAATCACATATTGAAAAAAGAAATATAAAACAAAAAGATATTCATACGTTTTATGGAAATGCCGGAGACGTTCTTATTTCTTATCAGCAGGGATATCATAAAAAAACTCCTCAATATAATTCCACTTCTTATTATTTGGTATTCCATTTTTTAGAAAAATAAAAACAAAAACAAAAACAAAAACAAAAACAAAAACAAAAACAAAAACAAATAATTCCTAATTTATTTCATTCTATTGATTGAAATAAACCCTATATTTAGGATTATTTAATTAAATACCAAAGTTATTTAATTATTTTATAAGGAAAAATAAGATTGAATCTATTCATTTTTCATTAATAAATAGTTAGAAAAATGTGCATGGTACAGATTTAATGAAATTTGCTGAAATCACATTTGGAAAATTGAACATCTTCAGGCAAAGGAACTTTAGGATAATACTGCATTTGACAAGAAGGTTGATGAACTAATTCTTTCTTACAGTTAGCAGAACTGCATGGTAATCCATGTCCTTTATTATTACATTTAGGACTAGTACATTTAGGGGAAAATTTCTTACATGGACATAAAGTGGCTGAACGGGTTTGACCACGAAGATCACTTTCTAAATCAACCATATTGCCACTATATTGAGATACTCCATTTCCACCAACGACACCAAATTCAATACGGCATTTAGCAGTATTTTGATATTTACCTGTATATAGTGCATATTCTAAAGGAGAAGTAGATTGCTGAAGATTTTTTTCATAAGCGCAAGAATCATAGATTAATCTATTTGAACTCATTTTATATAATTACTATATAGAAATATTTTTTTTTCCTTTAATTTAATTAATTACATATTAATTAAAAATTATATTATAAAAAGATTTATTTTATATTCGTGAATTTGCTTTAATAATCATTTTATTTCTTCATTCTATCTTTCTTTTATAAATAATGATTCTTCTATTTATAAATAATTAATTTATCTAAGAATTTAAATTTTTTTTTCATATAAATAATATCTTCTATAATTATATATGAGTTTTAATAGATTAAAATACGATACATGTGAAACAAAAAAATATAATAAAGAAACAACTGGGCCAGGGAATTATATGTATCAAACTCCGATTGACTGTAACTTATGCTGGAATGATAATCCCCGTGTCATTAATCAAAAATTAGGTGATTCTTGGAATAGCCATACTGATTGGCGTTTTTACGCGGGTCCAGTAGATGTTGAATCCGATTTACTTAACTTAGATCGTGCAGCTTCTCGGTGCCCACCTAATAAATTTCATCCGGATTGCACTCCTGGAAACTGTAAACACCAAGGAGAACCTTGTGGAGCTGGTGTAATTGAAAGTTGTCAAAATAACAAGAATGATTTAAGAAATCCATGGAACCGTCCCAATGATAATAACTTAACCAATTTTCCTAATTGTTTTTTTGAAACAGAAGACACTCGATTAAGTAACCCATGTACTAATTTACGTGGTACCGGAATCAATCGCTTTGACCCTTTATTAATGGATCCCCAAGAACAAGTTATCTTTCCCGGAAATTACCATACAAGTACTCGTATTTTATTCAAGGATAATCATCGCCCTTCTGTAGTTGCACCTAAAATAAATGATATGAATCCTCATGAAAAACAAGAGGCATGCCCTCGTATTGACGGAAAAGTATGTGGTAACTTTACCAAGCCATTACATCAATACGATGTATGTGGTTAATTTATATAGATCTGATTAAAATATATAGTAAATATTATGTATAATATTATGTATAATATTATGTATAATATTATGTATAATATTATGTATAAAATAAAATTATAAGTAAGATAGTTTTATAATCTTAAACATTTGGTTTAAGTTTATTTACATAAAGCATTTATTCTTTTTTGTAAACTTTTTAAGTTTTCATCTTCTTCTTTTTTCTTCAAATTTTCTTGAAAAATTTCTTTTTCTATTTCTTTCATAAGATTTTTAGATTCTACACTAATTTCATCATCTTCTTTTTTTTTCCAAGTAAAAAATTGATTTACTAAACACATCACATCTTTTTTAAACAAATCACGATCTGTATTACAAATACAAGTTGAATAAGTTGTAGAAACTTGTATACATTTCCATGATGAAAAATTTTGTTTGATGTAATGTTTAGCTTTTTTTATGATAAAAGACTGAAATTCTTTTGAATATTTAGAACTAATTTCATTATCAATTACATTGATATGGTTGAAGAAAATAATATTTAAGTTCAAGAAGCTTAGCCATTCAGTTTCGTATTCGATTTGTTTATATATAGATGACATTTCTAAAAAATATTTAATTTACTTTGTAAGTATTTATTAAAATTGAGTTCATGAATTGATTAAAAATAAATGTGTCATTTTTAATAAAATTAAATTCTAATTTCCATTATGTGTATTTAAAAGAATGACACTAGAAATATATAAAATGTCTCAATCTGAAGTTTTTGAAAATTACGTCACAAGTCAAGAATTAGATTTTTACGATTCTTTCGATAATGAAAATCTAAATCTTGATGATTCTATATTAAAAGGTATATACGCATATGGATTTGAACGCCCGTCACCTATCCAGCGTATTGCCATTAAACCTATAATAGACGGAAATGATATTGTAGTACAATCTCATTCCGGTACGGGAAAGACCGCAACATTTGTTATTGGTCTCTTATCTCGTATTGATATTTCTAATAAAAATACACAAGCCATTATTATATCTAATACACGCGAATTAGCGGATCAAATAAGTAACGTATTTAAGAACCTTGCTTCTTTTACCGGAATTACTTATAGTTTATGTATTGGAGGAGATATGCAATTTAAATATGTGTCCGATCAAATGAATTCTCAAGTCATTATTGGTACTCCTGGACGTGTAAGTGATTTAATTAATAAAGATATTATAAATAGTGAACATGTGAAGATGATTGTCATTGACGAAGCCGATGATGTATTATCTACAGGATTCCGTAAACAAGTTAAGAAAATATTTACTAAAATTAATAAAGAAGCACAAGTCATTTTGGTAAGTGCCACAATTCCTCCTGAAATGTCAAGCTTATTTGATGCTATTTTTAAACCAGAATATATTTCTATTTTAATTCGTGATGATCATATTACGTTAGATGGTATTCGACAATACTATATTGCATTAGATGAACAATATAAACAAGATACAATTATGGATTTATATCAATTTATGAATATTGGACAAGGAATTATATATTGTAATAAGAAATATAAAGCCGATGAATTAAAAGATGTATTAGAAGGAAAAGATTTTAGTGCTTCTGTGCTTCATGGAGACATGATGCAGAAAGAACGTGAACAAGTTATGGAAAAATTCAGAACAGGCAATACGCGTATTTTAATTACTACCGATATTATGGCACGAGGTATTGATGTTCAACAAGTATCAATTGTGATTAATTATGATATGCCCAAATATCCGCAAACGTACATTCATCGTATTGGACGAAGTGGACGTTTTGGCCGTAAAGGATGTGCTGTCAATTTTGTAACACGTAAAGAGAAAAATATATTACAGTTTATTCAGAAATTATATTCCACTACAATACATGAATTCCCGGCAAATGTATCCGAAGTATTTAATAATGTTTAACGAAAAATAAAATATAACAATATAACAAAATATCTAATATGAAAAATTTTTGGAAAGTAACGTGTTGACTATTTTTATGTAATTATTTTATATAATTTCATTTTTTCAATAAAATTATATGTTTATTAAATAGAATGAACCTTATTTTCCTATTTTTTCTATGTTTGTTCTGTATAGTATTTTTTATGATAATAAATCAATTATGTAAATCAATTATTAACATAGAAAAATTTCAGAATATGATTATTTTTTTATCAAAAGAACAATTAAATGATATTTTACTAAAAAATGAAGATAATTATTATCAACGATTTTTTGATTTAGATTTAAAAGCACGTAAAATTAATTCTATTAAAGATTACCAATCCTATATTCAACAATCTGTTGGTAATGGTGATACATCTATAAAAGAAAAGGTATTGAAGGGAATACAAAAAGCAAATACATTTTTTGATCATGTAGATTTTGAATACTTTCATGGAAAAAAAATAAATCAAATTCCGTGGAAAATTGGTTTTGTTCAAAATAAATTATATGAAAATGGATTACCTCATACTCGTAAAGATATTATTATTTTGAATCAGGAAAATGTAAAACATTCTAGCTTACATAATTTAATTAAAACATTAATTCATGAAAAAATTCATGTTTATCAGAAAATATATCCAAATGATGTAAAAAAATATATTCAACTTAAGAAATTTAAAAAAATAAAAAGACGCGAGTCATTTGATCAAATTCGGGCCAATCCTGATCTAGATGATTATATTTATCAAGATGAATTTTATAATACATATAAAGCTTTGTACAATAAACACCCGTCATCCATCGAAGATATTACCTATTATCCACGAAATAATCAATCTTATGAACACCCAAATGAAAAAATGGCAATTGATATTGAATATATGTATAAAGGATAATCAAGTTTTTTTGGCAATTAAATTTTATAATTATTATGTAGTTATGAAATTATTTTTAATTCATACTGAATGGTCGGATGAATGTATAATAGACAGTAAGACAAATCAAATTGTCCGAAAAAATAAAGGAAAAGATAAGGGTAATTTTATAGAAAAAAATAATAAAACGATTGAAATTTATTGGATAAAATGGAAAAAATTTGAAGTATATAAGAAAATAAATGATTTATATATAATAGAAAGTTTTTACGATGAATATAAATTAGAAAATAAAAGTATTCAAGAATTTACGATAATTCATGATGAATGGTATGATAATTGTTTATTTATAAAAGAAATAAATATGCTTTTTCAAAAAAATAAATTAATCGAAAGTGGTTACTTTCAAATGTTGGATAATCATTTGCTTCAAATTGAATGGAAAAATTGGAATATAGAATATTATATTTTTGCGCAAAATAAATATTATAGTTTAAAAAATATTCAAACAAAAATTAGTAAAAGTGAAATTATTTATGAAAAAGATAATGATTTAAAAAATAATCAAGAATTAATAAAAAGCGAATATAATGAAACTATAGATGATTATACAAAGATTAATACAATTCAAAATACTAAAGTCAAGACGAATGTAATAAATAAAAATAGAGAAGTAATTAATCAAGATAGATTTATTCGAACAAAAAATGATTTGTACATAGATAATTCATTTCTTGAAAATAAAAAAAATTATCATAATACGTTTCGCTTTGTAAATAATAAATATTATTCATTAGCCTTTATTGAAAAAAATAATGTTCCTACACAAAAGTATTCTATATATGATAATATTATTCAAAAAAAAAGAGCATCTACGTTAATTAATATAGAATTATTAAAAAATTGGAATAAAAAAAATAAAACACAAAAAATTTCAAAGCAAAAATTAACATTATTTGAAAATTTAGATGTATACAATCCGAATTATATTAATTTACTTAATTTTTCAAAATTTAAAAGGCATTATCTATATGATCATGAAAAATTTATATCAAATTATTTTACTTTTCAGTTACCTTTTGTCCTAAATGTTCATCGTAATAATGAAAATAATCAATTAAAAAATAATATAGAAAATAATATAGAAAAAAACATAAAAAATAAAAAAATTGTCACCATTGCAGAATGGGGATATCCTCCTTTTGGTGGCGGAGAAAATTGGCTATTAAATATGAATAAATTATTTTCAAATAATGGTTATGAAAATTACTTTTTATGTTTTAGTGATCCTTTTTTAAATCAAACTTTTCAAGATTTTTCATTGGTCGATTTAGAATATGTAAAAATAATTCAAATGCCAAAAAATATTTTGGATATAATTAAATTATTACTCTATATTAATCCTTTATTTATTAATCATCAAGGAGTAAATCGATTATATTTTATGAAAATAGCAAATATTTTACAAATTCCTTTTTTAACGGGGTTTTGCTTTTGGAATAATATTTTAGATAATCCACATGCTAATATTGATATTTTAAATAATGATTCTTTACAAAAAGATGAATCTTTTCATATAATTCATGAACGTTCATATTGTTATGCAAGTTCTCAATTTGTGAATGATATTATTGATAAATTTTTTAATACTTCTCTAGATGTAATTGAAACGATTAGTTTAAAAGATGACTACTATATAAAAGATCAACAAAATAATGAACAAGTATATGTGACACTCATAAATTGTCATTTTAATAAAGGAGGTTTTTTATTAGAAATGCTTTGTAATGAATTAGATATACAAATACCAATATTAATTATTTACACGGAACATGACCATTTATTAAGTAAATCAAAAATAATACAAATGATTGATCAAAGAAATAAACGTGCTAAGGAAAAAAATGTAAAATATTTAAATATATTTTTATCTAAAAAACAAGAAATAAAAAATATTTATGAAAAAACAAAAATATTACTCATTCCTTCTTTATGTGATGAAACATTTTGTAGAGTTGGTTATGAAGGTATGATGAATAATATTCCCATCATTAGTACAAAGCAAGGGAATCTAAAATATTTATTAAATGATTATGCTCTCTTTTTAAAAGATGATGTATCTACTTGGCAGAAAGAAATTGAAAAATTATATTTTTTAAATGATAATGCATTTGCTTCATTTACAAATAAAAATTTAGATAAAAAAATGAAACAAATTGAATTATTTATACAGCAAAATAAAAAAAATAAATCATTGGAAAAAGATGAAGAAAAAAAGTGTAATGCTAATAATTCAATTCAAACACAATCATCCAAATTTATTCAATTTATCAGACAATATGAAGAAAATATTAATCAGTCCCTATTAAATATCATAGGAACTATAGAAAATAATCTTACTCAATCAAAATATAAATTTGAAGAAAAACATGTCGGTATAATTATCCCATGGGCAGATCAAGGATTAGGAATACAAGGTCGTAGCTATTATTTATCTCTACAAGAAATTGGATTTATTCCCTATATTTTTAGTTTTCGACCTTATCATGCAAATGAAAAAAATAATAGACTTCAAAATAAAAAAGAAGAATGGGATTTTTCAAATGTTTATTATAGCCAACATAATCGTGAAGAAATTACATATGATGAAATAATAGATTTTGTTTATTCAAATAAAATAAAAAAAATAATTTTTATTGAATGTACTTTTGAAAATATATTTAAGATTGCAGCATTATTAAAAATTATTGGCATTGAAATTTATTTAATTGTAAATATTGAATGTATTCAAATTACTGAATTAAATTATCATTACTTGTTTGATAAAATATTATGCAATAATTTTAATTCATATTATTTATTAAATGATTTAATGCATAAAAAAAAGAATAATATACATTTACTTAATTTTCACTTGGAAGAAAATTACTTTTATCAAATGAAAAAAGAAATAAAAAGAGAATTTACAAATAAACAAATAAATAATAAAAATGAAAATAAAGAAATAACAAATAATAAAAATGAAAATAAAGAAATAAATTCATTATCTTTTGTTTGTATTGGAGGTCTAAATTCAATTTCTCGAAAAAATATTGATAAAATTATTGAATTATTTTATACATTTTTTAATGATTATTATACTGAATTATCTCCAGGTGGATTTAATGAAGAATTTCTCAATGAAAATAACTTTTCAAAAATTGACATTTCATTATATATTTATATTCAAGGCGTTGAAATTCCCGAAATTTTAAATCAATATAAACATCCCAAAATTCATATAAAAATTGATCAATTATCTCATCATGATCTATTATATAATTTAAGTGTGCATGATATTTTTATTCATTTGGGTTGTCAAGAAGGATTAGGGCTCGGATTTTATGAATCATTATACTGTGGAGTACCAATTTTAACATTAGATTGGACACCCAATAATGAGATAATAAAAGATCAAAAGAATGGCTGGTTAATTCCATGTGATTATGATAATATTTATGAAAATGAAAAATCCATAATATATCGAGGAAAATTTATAAAAGAGGAAATGCAAAAAAAACTGTATTCATTGTTTCAAAATCAGGAAGAAACATATAATATTATTAATCAAACAATTCGAAATCGTATTAAACTGATGAATGAAAATAAAAAAAATTTTCATTATCATTTTGAAAGAATTTTATCGACCGCTCCATACTTTGATTAATGGAAGCTGTTCTAATTTATTTTCTTTTTGATCTTCAATATAATTTTCAAAATTATAACCCCAGTGTATATAATGGTGAATAATACCATATAATGATTTTTGTTCATATAATTCTTGATATTCATAAGAACAAAGAACGGAAAAAATACGTTCAAAATTCATTCTTTTAGGTCGTGTGTCAATATCTTCTATAAATAATGACATATCATATTTACGAAATATGATATCTATAAAATAATAATGAACAATTGTTTGAACACCAAAGCAACCATACCATTTTTTTTCATGATAAAAATCAATTAATTTTTGATTATTTAATAAAGATAATAATTTTAATTCTTCTTTTTCATCATTCCAATCATGTGTAAAATGCCAAAAATAATATATAGGTTTATCCATTGTATCAAAAGATATTTTCTGATTTATAAATGTTCCATCATGAATAATAATTGCTTTTTCACACAGTTTATTATGAAATATATAATAATAAGGTAAAATTTCTCCCCTTTTACGAAATTCAGAATAAATAACGCTAACATTTGAATAAGATTCTTCTTTTTCGTCAATATAATTTAAATCACTATTATCGTCAATTATGATAATTGGATAATCATAATATTTACGAATATGTTGGATATTTGTTTTCCAAAGTAAATTAGTTTGAACGCTATTTACATGTCGTAACATAATAAAAGCAATTTTATGCATTTTATGAGAATTTAGAGATATTGTAGAAGATGAAGATGAAGGTAGAATAATAGAATCTATTTCTTTTTTATTTGCTTGATCTTCAACACTTATCTTTTTTAAACTTTGGGCTTCTTCTTTAAAAGTAAGATTTTGATAATTTTTTTTATTTTGAATATGATATTCATTTATCATTTTTAAAATATTTTTTTTATTATTTTGAATATGTATTGTTATATTTTTTATGGAAAAATTATGATATATATTTTTTATTAAAATATCATAATTTTTTAAAGATTGAATAACTTTTGTCTTTAAATTAGATAAATTGTAAAACATACATTGTTTTTGAAAATATGCATCTTTTTCATATTTTTCATCAATAAATAATATACAATTATTAAATATATAATGTAAATATTTTAATTTATGAAACAATACATCAACAACAATTATAAATTTATAAGTATATAATTCTTCTATTTCTTGTTCCTCATAATTTAAATGAATGCATTTTATATCTATATTTTTTTCTCTTAATTCATGAAGTATTCCATTTATTTTTTTCTTTTGATTTTCATTTTGTAATGAATAATCATCAATAATTAAGCATATTTCTTTTGTTTTATAATATTGGATAAGTTCATTTGGATTAACAAAATAAGGAAATACATAATCTCTTTTATTTTTATTTTTATTTTTTTCAGAATCATTATCTATTTTATTAAATAAATATTCATTATCTTGATATGAAAAAAGATGCATAGAGGGCCATTTTTTTTTATAATATACTTGTGTTGAAGAATCCAGTGTCAAATTGATAATATATAACGGTATATTCATTTTTTCTGATAATATAGTAAATAATGATTCATCCATGAAATCAAAAAAGAAAAATATAGAGTTTAACATATGTTCATTTATGAACTTTAATATATATTCGCGCCAATATTCTTTATTTTGTTCGCATAATTCTTCAATAAAAACAATATTAAAATTAGGAAATTGATATAATATATTATTTACATATCGTTTATAAAATAAAAAATATTCTTTATAAATAAATATTTTACCTGGAATATTATTATTTAAAGGCATATATTGTTTATTGTTTAAATTTTTTTTCATTAATTTAAACAATATATGAATATAATTATATTAAATTTTACATTAAATTGGGTTTACCGTTTATACTTTGATTATATCGAAGGAATTATCTTTTTTCTTGAAAATAAAATGAATAATTATCAGATAAAAGTTATTTCTGAATTATTTGAAATTAATTATATTGAAAAAAAAGAAGATGAAAATAATAATGAAAATAATGATGATCATCCTAATCAATCATCTACTTTTCTAAAACGTTCCGATTTAATAAAAAAAATATTAACTTATGAAAATGAATATGATAAGCTTATTTTAATGGGAGATATTGGATTTATTGATGAACTTTTACCAATATTTACCAAGCATGATAAATTATATTTTTTAAATATTGAACAATTAAGTCATGATTCATATTATACCTATTTCCGTAATTTACCTAGTTATTTACAAATTATTGATTATAGTGAAGAAAATATTCCTTATTACCAACAAATTTATAAAAAAGCTTTATTATTTCCACCTTATTTTTCAGGATTATTACAATATCCTAAAAATATAGACATATTAACTACTGAAAATAATGAATATCGAAAACATATTATTTCTAAAATACAAAATTATTTATTACAGAATATCAATAATAATTCTTCTTATATTTTTCAGAGCTTAGATAATGTTTATGGTAAAGAACGTGATATATTATATAACCGTTCTAAAATTTATATTAATATACATTGTTCTGAAAAACATAGTACAATGGAATTAATACGAATTATCAATTTATTATGTAATAAAGTGATTGTAATTACCCAAAAATCGATATGTAGTGAGTTATTATTTATTAATGATTATTTACTTATTTGTAATAAAGATGATGATTTAGGATCTTATGTGGATTATGTTTTAAAAAATTATGATGAAATATATCATAATTTATTTGTTAGAGAAAATAGCTTTGTTAAAATAGAATATGAGAACTATATTCAGGAAAAAATGAAATTATTTTTAGAAAATAAGTAGATTAAAAATAATAATATTCATAATATTCATAAAATATTATTTTTCTTCTTCATTCTTTTCCAAGTATGCTTCTATTTTTTCTCCCCAATGTTTCCACTGCATGTGACCCATTGCTTTTTGATATCCATTGAGTCGCACTTGATCATATTTTTCTTGCTGATCTAAAATGGATTCTATTTCATTTAAAATATTTGTTTCTTCATTGATAAAAACATAATCATTTTTGGATAATACATGAGTATAATCTGAATTTGTCATTAATAATCCTTGACATCCTAATATTTGAGGAACACGTTCAGAAAAATATTCTTGTGTTGATGGCGAAGTATGTAATTCGTTCACTAAGGGATGAATAGATAAATTAATTTTAGAATTACTGAAAACTTTATAACATTCATTATAAGAAATAAATCTTTGATAACAATCCGGATATTTTTCACGGAAATTCTCAGGTCCATAAATGTGAAATTTAAATTTATCACGATGTTCATATAAAAGATTTACTATTTTATATCGAGGAATATTCGTACTTTGATCAGGAAATTCTTCTTGATAATCATACATATTTGTACATATAATACTTATATCGCATTCATAAGTTGGATCTTTAAAATAATAGGATATAGATGGTTCAAATCCAGGGGGATTATAAGTTATTGGAATTTGTTTTTGCGTAAAATAATGGACTTCTTTTTCAAAGCATGTAAATATCATATCCATTTTTGAGAAAACTTCTTCTTTATTCGTTAAACGATCTTTCCATACATTGGAATGATAAGTTTCATAGGAAAATAAAAAAGGATCCCAATTAAAATAAATATGTTGTAAATGTGGTAGATACATTTTTTGAAAACTAGCAGAAGTAATTGAATTATTCCACCATAAGCAAATATTTATATTATTTTTAGTAAGAAATTCATGAAAAATTTCTTCTATATTTTCTACTTTATCTAAAACATAATTTAAGTAAGGGAAAAAATATATAGTATAGTTTTTTAACCATTGAGATGCATATAAGAATCCATCTGCTAAATGACAATATCCAATAATTAATAAATTTTTAGTCATTATTATTTATAAACTATTACTTTATTTTTAAATAATGAACTAGTTGTTTTAATATATATATGAATTGATAATACTGTATATGATATTATATTATATTATATTATATCATATCATATCATATCATATTATATTATATTATATTATATTATATTATATTATATCATATCATATATATATATATATATTGTAATATTTATATAAGAATGATAATATTATTTAATACAATTTGAATATAAGTTAATTTAATTTACTATCTATTTAAAATGAATGAAATAAAAATATGTATTAAAATAAAAATATAATATAGAAGACTATGAATTATTTTTATGAAGATTTCTTCTTTACTTTACTATTATGTTTTACAGTAAATTTTTTTTTACATAAAATATCAATTCATGAACATTTTTTAGGACCATTAGGATTTAATATTGTCCGCTCTTTAATTTGTGGTTCATTAGCAACAAATTCCTATCATAACTATAAGTTAGTTATGAATGATATTTGCTTGGTAAATAATTATGAACTATTTCAAAATTATCATTATAAATTTTTTAATTATTTTATTATTGACATTTTTATTATGTTTTACCAAAAATATTGTAAAATTGTTCCCTATATTCGAATGGATTTATTATTTCATCATTTTTTAGCCATTTTTGTTTTATTAATTATTCAAAAACAGGAAATGTATTCTCTTTCCGTATTAATTGGATTAAGTGAAGGAATGTCGCTTGTTTCAGGATTTAAACTATTATCCAATTATTTTGAAAATAAAAAATTCACCAAAATTTTTATTTATTATCGATTACTTTATTGTATAGTCGTTCGAATGTTTTTTTTATGGCCTTCTTTATTTTTTCTTTATTTAAATATGACAAGTCAATGTGAAAAATTTAAAAATAAAAGAAATATATTTATGATTCTAAGTTTTATTGGTATAATTATGTTCACTGAGTCAAAATGGATATATAAAGGAAAAAAAGAACTATTTAAAATTTAAGTACATAGTATAAATACATAATTTGATGCCATGAAATAACTTGGAATAGAATAAAAAGAATTTCATTTCAATTATTAAATTTTAGAATTAATAATTGAATATAAGTATGAAAAATTAATATAATTTAATAGTATATAGTAACTATGGATTATTTATTAGCTGCTGGATTAATTGGAATGGGTTATATATTTCAACAGAAAAAAAATAATCATCAAATTAATAAAAAATTAATAAAAAAAATACCTAAAAATCAAATACCTAGTTCAACAAATGTATATACATCGAAAAGAGCCTATAATATTTGGCAAGATGAACAAAAAAAAGCAAATGTTTTATTAGAAAAATCAAAGTATCCACAAGATACAAATATTATTACACCTGGTCCTCCTTATCCAATAATCTATAATAAAGTAGATTATAGTGAAGATCAATTACCAGTAGAATTTAATAAAGATCAAACTTTTGAAAATATCTTAGTTGATGAATTAGGAGATAATAAAAATATACAAGTTAATAATTCAGTAAATAATAAAAGTGTTCCGGAAACGGGTGGTTTTCATGG